AATGAATGAAGAGTATTACACACCTCAAGAATATTTCAGAGATTGTTTACGACATTTTGCCATTCCGAAAGGGTGGCAAAATGTGAGTCATTTAAATGATGAAGCCCCGTCTTTTATCTTTAATGATTATGAAATTTTTGTAGAACATCACGACTCGATACAAAGACTCACAGACTCAAAAAGATTCATTGTCTATGATTTAAAAGATGAAACTTTTATAATGGAGTCAGATTTTATTGAGGACGTTGAGTCGATAATAAATTTTAGTCGTAAAGATAAAGCAATAATTAAATTTAAAAAGGAGTCAAAGTAATGAATTTAAAAAATAAATTAAATAACTATGAATTTATTACTAATCAAGATTTATATGATAACTTTACTAAAGTAGAATTAGTACAATTATTGTGCCAGTTTCAATCTAAACAAGTAGTGCACAAAGGTTATTTCCATAACTACTTATCATCGTTTATTAGAATTAAAAAGGAGTCAAAGTAATGAATATATTATTTCAAGAAAGTAATACAAGAAAAGAACGACGACAGAAAAGGAAAAAAATATTCTTTACTGTCATCGGATATGCAACGGCGATTCTATTCGGAGTCGTCGCATGGGACTTGTTTTACTTTGCTAATAATCTAGATATATTTATAGGAGTCCTAGTATATGGAATCAGTTTTATATTTGCTATAACATCTATCTTTTTAACTTACCTTGTTTACTGTGAAATAGGTTAGGTACTTAAGACGGGTCGCAAAAAGATAAACAACAATTTTTGCGACCCCCCACCAACCATTGGACGGGGGCGCTGCGCACCCACCCGCCCACCCGCAGTGTTTGACAGTTATAATTTGATATATCTAAAAATATGGTTATAGTAGTTACGTTTAATATAGAAAGGATAAAGAATTGGAAAACAAAACAGATTTAAGAGTATTATCACTAGGAGCAGGTGTTCAGAGTAGCACGGTCGCTTTAATGATTGAGTATGGTGAATTACCCATGGTCGATTGTGCAATATTCGCTGACACTCAGAATGAACCTAAATACGTGTACGATTGGTTACAATATTTAAAAAACAGGGTTTCTTATCCTGTGCATATTGTATCTAAGGGTAATTTAAAAGAAGATATGTTATCTAGTAAATACAAATTTCTAGCGATACCTACATACACGATTAATAACAAAACTGGCAAGAAAGGGTTTACCATGCGCCAGTGTACCAATGATTATAAGATACAACCTATTTATCAAAAGATAAGAAGATTGTTAGGATTAAAAAAATATCAAAGAGTACCAAAAGGTACTAATATAGAAATGGTTATTGGTATTTCGAGAGATGAGATGGTACGGTGTAAGGAGAGCAGGTTACCTTATATAAAGAATGACTATCCGTTAGTATTTGATAAAAAATTTAACAGAGGCGATTGCATGGAATGGTTAAAGGGTCACAACCATCCGTTACCTAAAAAATCTGCTTGTACTTTTTGCCCTTATCATTCTAACGAGTTTTGGTTAGACATAAAAAATAATGATAAAGAAATGTGGAAGGAAGTAGTGGACCTGGATAATAAATTAAGGAACGCTACGAGAAAACCAGAGGACGAAGTATTTTTACACAAGTCTTATGTACCGTTGGAGGAGGCAGATTTAGATCCATTCAAAGACCAGTTAGATATGTTTAATGATATTTGTGATGAAGGAATGTGTGGCGTATAGATGAAGAAAGATTTTTTACAAAGTCTTATTGATGTTGGAAGTGGTTTTATATTAGCGATACTTATTCAAATAACGGTGTTTCCTTTATTTGGGTTACACCCTAGTTTTTCAGAGAACATAGGTATAGCATTGATTTTTACAGTGGTATCGATTATAAGATCTTCTATATGGAGATGGATTTTTAGAAATGCAAAACTATAATGTTTCAGAGGACGTGCTCCGAGAAATTTTAGCTTTAGAAGAAGCAAAGAGAAAACTTGGAGTTAGAGAACAAACCGAAAAAAGTTTTATGAAGTTTGTTAAACATTGTTACGAAGGGTTTATCGAAGGTTCTCATCATAAGAAAGTGGCAGAGAAATTTGAACAACTGGCCAAGAACCCTGGTTCACGGATCATTATCAATATGCCCCCTAGACATACGAAGTCTGAATTTGCAAGTTACTTATTACCTGCATGGTTAATTGGCAAGAAGCCAGATTTAAAAATTATTCAAACGACACACACCGCAGAGCTTGCGGTACGATTTGGACGTAAGGTAAGAAACCTTATGGAGTTAGAGGTGTACAGAGAAGTATTTCCAGATGTAGAGTTACGTTCAGATTCAAAAGCAGCAGGTCGATGGGAAACAGGTCAAGGTGGTGAATATTATGCAGCGGGAGTTGGAGGAGCGATCACGGGTCGTGGTGCAGATTTATTGATTATTGATGATCCGCACTCGGAACAAGATGCACTTTCAGAAACGGCACTTGAAAATGCGTACGAGTGGTACACTTCTGGTCCAAGACAGAGATTACAACCAGGTGGATCTATAGTGATTGTTATGACACGATGGTCATTAAAAGATTTGACTGGCAAACTGATAAAGGCGCAAGCCGCAGACCCCATGTCCGATAAATGGGACGTCATTGAATTTCCTGCTATCTTGCCGAGTGATAATATTTTGTGGCCAGAATTTTGGAAAAAAGATGAGTTGTTAAAGGTCAAGGCATCATTGTCTTTGAGCAAATGGAATGCGCAGTGGCAACAAAATCCTGTGGCAGCAGAAGGAGCGATTATAAAAAAAGACTGGTGGAACGTATGGGAGAAAGAAGATATTCCTCCTGTTAGTTATATTATGCAAAGTTATGATACGGCGTTTAGTAAAAAAGAGACGGCGGACTATAGTGCTATTACGACATGGGGTGTATTTAAACCAGATGAAGGTGGTTCAGATCATTTGATATTATTAGATGCACAACGTGGACGATGGGATTTTCCTGAATTAAAAAGTAAAGCAAAAGAAGAGTATTCTTATTGGGAGCCTGATATGGTTTTAATTGAAGCAAAAGCTACAGGTACACCGCTCACGGACGAGTTGAGAAATATAGGAATACCTGTGGTAAATTATACACCTAGTAAAGGAAAAGATAAACATACCCGTATGCATATGGTGGCACCGTTATTTGAGTCAGGTAAAGTGTGGGCTCCAATGAAAAGTTTTGCTGAGGAAGTGGTAGATGAAGTGGCGGCATTTCCAAATGGGGACTATGATGATTACGTGGATAGTATGACCATGGCACTTATAAGATATCGTAAAGGGGGATTCATAATACTTGACAATGACGAGCAGGAAGAAGAAGGTATGATAAGTATTAGTCCTCGTCAATTTTATTAGGAGGGATGTATGGCGTTACCATTATTAGGTTCTGCGTTAGGTCTTGTAGGAGACTTAGCAGGGTCATGGATTAAAGGTAAAGTAGACAAACAAAAAGCAGAGACCGAAGCCAAAGTTGCACAAGCTAAAGCAAAAGCAGTAGTGTATGAGAAACAAGCCACTGGCGAATTAGATATGGAAAAATCTCTAACGGAGCAAATGGGTGGTAGCTGGAAAGATGAGGCATGGACAATTTTTTTTATTGTGGTGTTGAGCTGTTGTTTTTTACCTTGGACACAAGGCTACGTTAAAGAAGGTTTTATTTTTCTTGATACTTCTACTCCCGACTGGTTCGCTAATTGTATATACATTTCCATCACTGCTAGTTTTGGTTATAGAATTGGTAAAGCAGGGGTAGGTATGATAAACTCAGTTAAAAAAAATCCAGGTTCACAAACTAAACAAAAAATTGTAAAAAAGAAAGGATAACGTATGGCAGATAAAATAGACCCATCACAAATTGACAAATCAATGCCTGCAATGGGCGAAGAACTTATGGTCGAAGGAGAAGATCAAGAGATAGAAGAAGATGAGGAAGAGTCAGAAGGTGACATTGAAGTCATTGAAGAAGAGGAAGATGGTTCTGTAGTTGTAAATTTTGAAGGAGCTATTCAAAAAGGAATGGCAGAAGAGCATGATGCTAATTTAGCAGAAATGGTAGATGTAAGAGTTTTACAAGATATATCCAGTGATTTAATATCTGATTATGAAGGAGATAAAGAATCCAGAAGCGATTGGGAAAATGCTTACTCCGAAGGATTAGAATTATTAGGTATTAAATATGAAGAAAGAGAAGAACCTTTTAGAGGTTCATCAGGAGTTACACATCCATTAATATCAGAAGCTGTTACACAATTTCAAGCACAGGCTTATAAAGAATTGTTACCATCTGCTGGTCCTGTAAGAACACAAGTTTTAGGAGCGAACACTCCAGAAGTAGAAAATCAAGCACAACGTGTTCAAGACTTTATGAATTATCAGATTGTACATGTAATGGAAGAGTACGATCCTGAATTAGATAGACTGTTATTTTATCTACCCTTATCAGGTAGTGCTTTTAAAAAAGTATATTTTGATGAAACATTAGATAGAGCCGTATCTCGTTTTGTACCTGCGGACGATTTAGTTGTTCCATACAATGCTACTGATTTATATTCTGCTACAAGAGTAACACATGTATTGCGTGTTTCTGGAAATGAGATAAGGATTAATCAATCGACAGGGTTTTACAGAGATGTAGAATTACAACCTTATGAAGAAGAAGATCAAGTTAAAGATAAAGAAAGAGAATTATCAGGAGTAGAAAAAAATTCTACTGATGAAGATTATACATTATTAGAAGTACATACTAATTTAGATCTAGAAGGGTTTGAACATGTTAGTCCATTAGATGGAGAGACTACAGGTATTAAACTTCCTTACATTGTTATACTAGATTTAGAAAGTGGTGAGGTATTATCTATTCGTAGAAATTGGAAAGAAGGAGATGAGTTCTATAAAAAACTTCAGTATTTTTCTCATTATAAATTTTTACCAGGTTTAGGTTTTTACGGTTTTGGACTACTACACATGATTGGTGGACTTGGAAGATCTGCTACTTCTATATTAAGACAATTAATTGATGCGGGTACTTTAGCAAACTTACCTGCTGGATTTAAAGCAAGAGGCATACGAATAAGAGATTCCGATGAACCTCTATCACCAGGAGAGTTTAGAGATATAGATGTGCCCGGAGGCGATTTAAAAAATAGTATTTTACCATTACCTTATAAAGAGCCAAGTGGCACATTAATGCAACTTTTAGGATTTGTAGTAGATGCAGGTCGTAGGTTTGCTTCTATTGCAGATATGCAAACAGGTGAGAATAAACAAAATGCAGCAGTTGGAACTACTCTTGCTTTATTAGAGCGTGGATCAAGAGTGATGTCTGCTATTCACAAAAGAATGCACTATGCACAAAAACAAGAATTTAGGATGTTAGCAAAAGTATTTGGAGAGTCTTTACCTCCTGCATATCCATATAATGTTTTTGGCGCAGAAGCAATGATCAAACAAATGGATTTTGATGACAGAGTAGATGTAATACCTGTATCAGACCCTAACATTTTTTCTATGTCGCAAAGATTATCCCTAGCGCAAACTCAATTACAACTAGCGCAATCCAATCCTCAATTACATAATCTTTATGAAGCGTATAGAAGAATGTACCAGGCTGTTGGAGTGCAAAATATTGAGGCGATACTACCACCGCCTCAGCCTCCTCAGCCTAGTGATCCTGCAATAGAAAACGCAAGAGCGATTGCAGCGCAAAATTTACAAGCATTTCAAGAACAAGATCACGATGCACATATGGCATCTCACATAAGTTTTATGAAAACAGCTGTAGTTGCTAGTAGTCCTCAGATTTTTGCCTTGCTTTTAGCACATATTTGTGAGCATATTGCTTTTAAAGCAAGAGGTGTTGCAATGATGGAAGCTATGACAATGGCACAACAAGCACAACAGGCTGGCCAACCCGAACCTATGGTTGATGGTGAAGCAAAAGTTGCCCAGTACATATCTCAATATACTGAGGAAGTACTGGCTCTTTTTGCTCCCCCTGAACAAGGGCCAGACCCACTTGTTGCATTAAGAGAGAAAGAGTTAAACATTCAAGCGATGGACATGCAGAGAAAGTCAATGGAGTTTGATGCTAAATTAGGTTTTGAAGCAGAAAAAGAAGAAGGCAGACAAGACCTTACAAAAGAAAGAATACAGTCTTCAGAAGATATAGCTCAACTAAGAGCGCAAGTTAATCGTGAACGTTTTGAAAATAAAGGAGGCTCGTAATGGGTAATAAAACAAAAAAACAAAAGTTTGATCAAGGGGGTTCTAAAAAAAGTGGGTTATTTCCAGCAGCTTTTGGAAGTGACCCGATAGCACAAATAGACGCTCTTATTAAAGAAGCAAGGAGACTTAAAAAAAATCAAGATAAAGGAAAAAAATATAAAAACCCAAAAGTAGATAAATATAATCAAGGAGGAAGTAACATGGGCAAAAAGAAAATGAAAAACGGTGGTGGTATAAAAGAAGCAATATCAAATTTTTTTGGTAGTGGTACAAAGCCAGTGCTTGAACCTGGTAAAGGTGCTCGTCCAAAAGGTTCACCTGAACCAACTGTGTTTAAAAGTAAAAAAAATAAAAAACCTGATGCAAATAAAAAAACAGATAATCCTTTTAAAGCAAAAAATAAAAGTAATGCAAAAGTAGGACAAAAATTTGGATTTGAAAAAGTAAAAACAAAAAACTCTACTACAAAAAATAAAGTTTTTCCTAATACAAAAGGAAAAGATTATACAATAAAGAAAAATGATACTTTATCAGGTATAGCTAAATCACAAGGAACAACTGTTGCTGCTATTATGGCAGCTAATAAAGGTATTAAAAACCCAAATAATATTAGAGCAGGAGCAGGTTTAGTTATTCCTGGAGGTGGTAAAACTAAAGTTAAGAGTAATACTAAAACTAATAAAACTAATAAAAAAAGCAATGTTCCAACAATCTTTAAGAAAAAAAATGATAACAAAAGTCCTTTAAGTAAATTTACTAAACCAGTAGTAGTAAAATCTAGAAAATTTGGTGATGAAAGTAAAATTACAAAAAATACTGATATGAGTAAAACCAAAGTTATTAGTACGCAAAATAAAAAGAAAAATAATAAGATAAAAAATATTACAGTCACACCTAAAAAGAAAAAAAATGAGATTAGTGACGATACTTTTATTACCAATAGAAAAAAAGGTGGAGTTAAAGTAAAAATGAATAGAGGGGGAACCTTTAAAGGTATTTTTTAATGGCAGTAAGTTACAGAGGAGAAAAATTTTCTGGTTATAACAAACCAAAAAGAACTCCGGGCAAAAAGAAAAAATTTGCTGTACTTGCTAAAGTAGGTGACAAAGTAAGGCTAATAAGATATGGTGACCCAAATATGAAGATAAAAGTTAACATACCTAAGAGAAGAAAAAGCTTTAGAGCGAGACATAAATGTGATACCGCTCCTCCTGCTAAATTAACTGCAAGATATTGGAGTTGTAAAAAATGGTAAGAAAAGGTGGTATTAGATCTCAAATGTCTAAACAAATGGGTATGTCAAAAAGCAAAGCAGACGACCTTTTACAAAAAGGCAAACAAATGAACGATGCACAAGGTTTTAATAAAGGAGGAACTAGCATGGCTAAACAATTTCCAGA